TTATGATGAACATCTGCGGGAAAAAAACAAATTGTTTTGGCTTGAGGATTAAATGTAAATTCTTTGGAGTTATGTAAATTATATTTAGTAGGAATTAGTTTAATTGTTTCCTTATCAAAATAATTTAAAAAACTAATCCCACCACAATTAATGGGTGTCGTAAGATATAAAATACCACTGTACATACAATTACTATGGTTATGATAATTGGATGATTGACCTGGCTCAGTTTTGGATATCCATGAGGTTGTTATTTTAAAATCAGTATTATGATATTGTAAAACATTATTTTTATAAGTATTAAATTCTTTTTCGATAATCTTTTTAAGAAACTTAAAAGATTTATTATTTAAGATGTGTGTATCTAGAGATATATTTACAATATTAGCAACGTCTCTATCAGTCTTTTCTCCAGATTTTGTAAAACCTATTTTTTTTACCAATTTATTAATTTTAGTAAGATCAAGATCTTCCAAAAGGGAGAAGTATACTATTTTTGCAAATAAAGGAGCTATAGAAATTTTCTTCACAGGGTTATGAGACTACTCTTTTCTTTCATTAGTTTAGTTTTAAAAGACAACGTTATTCTTACTCCATCATAAGGTGCCATACCTCGGTGCTCTTTCCCTGCTTCAAAAACAATTAATCTATTTTGAACAAACTCATATTTCTTTTCACCTTTAATTTCGAAACATCCTTCGTCGCCCATCAATGTTTTCGTGGCCATATATAAACAAGTTAAATCTCCATCATCAATATGAAAAGTTCCATTCATTCCTTTCCAGTGAACATTCAAATACATTCTAATTAATCCAAGATTCAGCTTTAGTGTTCTAGCTAGCTTATAAAATAAATATTTGTTTATAGCTTCATGGGGATTTAATACATGCTTATAGAATCCTTTGTAAAAAGATTCCTGAGATACAGAGGGATTTACATCAGGGTTTAAAGACAGATTCCCAAACGAATGGGGCCTATCAAAAGTAAAGTTTTTATCTAAAAACTCAACTAAGTGTGGGTCTAGCCAGTTATCAATTACTTTCGTTTTCATAAGATGTTTTAAGCATAGTGTCTGATAAAGTTAGATTTTTTCCTTCCAACTTTTCAACATGAGATCTGTCCAGAGACTCATAAACATTACCACTAACAGATGTTCTGACAATGTTAGGGTGTCTATAAGGCGAAGCAAAATGGGTAAGCCATGATGGAAATATAAACATCTGATATGGTTTTGGAAAAAATTGCTGTTGTGTTATATTGTCTTTGAAGCCATCTCCATAAGAAAAAGTAATTCCTCCAGGGCCAACATCAGTTCCTTGATAGTCATTATTTTCACCTACCAATGCCTGATCGATATGTAAATAAATTACAAATGAAAATCTTCCACTGTGCTGATGAGGAGGGTTATAATCTCCTGGGTATTGATAGCTACACCAGAGCTGTTCTAAACTAAGGTTAGGTGTTTCTATGTCTTTCTTAGTGTAGAGAGATAAGAATTGAAGATAGCCATGAAAGTAAGGAGCAAGGAGTTTCCCTATTCTATTTCTACTATCAGTAGTATAAGCAATTTGTCTTTTTAAGACACCTGCCAAAGTTTTCTTGGCATCTTGTGTAGCATAAGTAATCTCTTCGCTTAAGACGCCTACTACTTTTTTACTAACTTCAGTGCTAAATAAACAGGGACCCCAATTGTAAAGCTTACAGGGTATGCTTTTTATTTTTCCGTTTGGTTTCATATAACTTCTATCCTTTCCACCATATAATTATTGTTTTTCTATCTTTTTTTAAAACCTTTTTTACACCATGTTTTATTTCTTGTCCATTAAAGAACAGCATTAGTCCAGGTTCCGGAATTATTTTATCTTTTTGAGTGTAAAATTCACCCCCTCTAAAATTGTCATTTAAATAAATTGAAGAAGTGTAAACACAATCTTCTCTGTTGTTGTGATCATGAACGTGCAGAGGTGAAGAAGTGCCAACGTGCCAATTCTGTGTTTGTGCTTGACTTACTTTGAGATTTAAATCAAATGTTTTATTTATAAATTTCTGTGTATCTTTAATTACCTCGTGGTTGGTAACATCAATTGTTCTTTCTTCCCAACTTGCTTCTTCTAGTTGTTCACCGATAGATGGGATGAAATGAGTATACCAATTACAAATGGAAAAAGATAAGAAGTTTGGAAATGTGTATATTTTTTTATTATTTATTTTTTGGGTCATAGAGTTTATATTTTAATGTAAGTTCTTCTCCTTCCTCAATATCTTCAATAACCACAAGATTCCATTTATCGAAGCCGGGTTTAATTCTAATTTGATTACGTTGACAATTTGGTTCATCGGAATGGTTAATGAATCCCCCCAAAGGAGTTCGAATGAGTTTTTTATCAACGCGGTAATGAGAGACTCCGAGTTCTGTTCCAGCAACTAAGCGCCTGTCGGTAAATAATCCCTGGCCCGAGATCCGTGAGTCGGCAACCGTGAGTCCTGTTGGAAGAGGATGGTATTCTTTTAACTTATCCAGATCGTGGTATTCTTTTATGTCTTTATCAGTCATCATTTTTTATGAAATATAAGATACGAAGGCCTCAACTTCCTGTTTTTTTCTATCTAAAGTCATAACATTATCCTTCAATAAACTTTTAAAGAAATTTATATTCGTCTGTGGAGACCTTATAGAACCATAAATATATAACCTATACATTGTTTTTGTTCCTTCCTTTGTTTGATAAGTATTATTTTCACGAAATCTAGAGAGTATTCCTAACTTTTGAGTAGTTAGATATTGTATATCAGAAAGATATTGTGCATCACTTGAACATAGGTAGGTGTCTATAAAACTGTTTTGTTTCCCTCTAACCTTAAAACCACCATCCCCTTCTATAGCGGTTGCTAAATAATGAAGTACTTCCTTCTTGGTCCAGGTTGTAAAATCTTTACTTTCTGGTCTATAACCTAAAAATTTAGCTGCATAATTCTTTTTGTCTTCCTTGATTAAATAGGGATATACATTTTTAGTAAACCATATTCCTTTCTTTCCCCTAAGTCCTGCTTCATATTGCTGTGCTGTATGTTTCCGCCCATCTGGTGTTGTAGTTTGCCATTCAAGATAAGCTAAACTAGTTTCAAATGTTTTTGAAAATAATTCAATGGGTTGTTTATCTTTTAATTTTAAAGCAGCTGTTTTTTTGTTTTTTGATTTTCCCTTTGGTTTCTCACTTAGATCTTGAAAATGACCATCCGTGTCCCACCATCCTGCCCATTTGCACCAATCTGAGCTAGTAAATTCTTTCTCTTTTCTTTTAAAAAACTTTTTATTAGTTTTGATCGTTTGCTTTGGGTATTTAATTAAAATTGTCATATTATTCTATAAATTGTAACCAAGTATTTATTATATATTTATTGCCTGAAAAAGGTGGATTACCTCTATGAAGATGTGTCCATGCAGTCGGAAACAATACTAATGTACCCTGAACAGCAGGCACACGCATTTTTTGATATAGAAATTCTGTTTCCCCTCCTTCTTTAATCGTATTCAAATATAAAAGACAAACTAATATTCTGCCTGAATTGTTATTACAAGTAACATCTGGGTGCCAAACATGATAACCTTGCGTTGGTGCATATCTTTGAATCTTGATTGATGTAGATAGTTTATGAGCACCTATTGAATTCAAGCCAGTTCCATAGACCTCCTCAAATTTCGCATAAGATTTCCAAACAATTGAATCAAACTCTTTCAACATAGGATGTTCATATCCTACCAGTGTACTATCTAATCCTAACCAGTATAGTTCTGAATCTTTACGTGTTTTAGACATATCTCTTTCAGCTTGCTGTCTGCTTAATGTTTTTTTTACACCCCCTCGGCCTTCTCTGTTATTCTGCTCAAACCATTTAATTAAATTTTCACAAAATGCTTTACTGGCGGCATGAGGAAAAATACCCATATAATCTTTTATGGTAGGTGTTATATCATTCACAAAATGTTTTCTCTTTTAGTTGTTATTGTCCATGGTGCGTTAGCCGTCCTCAATCCATCTTTACTCTTGTCCCAGTATCTTTTACAAAGATTACCTGAGCCCGCTATGAATTCATGTTGCATCTCGTGATGTGGATCGTATGGTCTTTTAATCTTCTTACCATCTGACTTTGAAAAATAATTTATATAATATTTACTGGTCATAGTACCACCACCAACATATACAAAGATAAAAGAGTTATAAGTCCTAAAGAAGTAAATACGATTATAAATATTTTATTCATGTTTTTCCTTTAAGCTGTGATAGATATGAGTTTTAATATCTTTCTCCGTCTTAATAATAGTTAAAAAATCTAGACCACTATAAGCTTTAGCATAAGTGTTGTGACTTATAGCAACTCCAGCGGTTGAGCTAAGCATAGCGAACTCAGTGCAAGAACTTGTAAGTATTACGAGTACCGTGAGCATCATTACCGTGCTCCATAAACGGGGGTTCGTAGACATAAAATTCTCCTTCCGAGTCGCACTCCCAACATTGGTGAATGTGATCCTTTTGATCTATGTGGACAACCTTAACATATCCGTTGCCATTGCACACGTCACAAATTGCTTTGTGAACTCTATATTTTTTTAATCTTGCCATTTAACTTTTTCGCTTTCTCGTTTGCAATTTGCTCTATGGTCTTACTAATTGATAATTTAGCATCGGGTAATAATACCTTCGACAAATTAATCAAAGTCTTGTATGTTTCATGTGATAGTGAAACGTTTCGATATTTTGTAATATCAGTCATGTGTTCCTTTCATTTGAAGTATTATATAGGATTTTTTTAAAAGATTGTCAATGATAAAATTTACTTTAACAATATGGGTGTGTTCTTTTTTGAGTATGCCCAGTGTATGTATGCCCCCTGTACAGAGTCCAGTTTTATACAATAGCTGGTATGAATGCTCTCGAGCTGCACACCAAGAATCTATAAAGATTTATTCTAAGATTGGATATAAGCTGATGAATGAAGCTAAACTTGCTACTCGTTATACATGCGCAGTAGAGAGAGTCATTTGACAATGTGTCTAAAATGTGGTAGAGAAAATCTTCTCACCACAATTAACCTATTCTAATTCCCTTTGGGATAGGTTTATTCACAGATAACACCTTGCCAGGTTCCTCGACCATCATTCAAATAGAATCCATTTTTTACTGAATCTTCAAATTCTTTGTAGGTGGCTATGACTTCTCTATGATCGTCCGCGAACATTAAGCATTCGTGAACTTCCATAGGTCTACTTAGGTCGTATCTTTCTTGGAGTAGCGTTCCGTCGAAAAGTAAAATCAATATCACGAGTGTCTTCACCATGTATTTTTGTACCCCATTTAACAATTTTTTCAAAATTTCTGGCCTTAATACTTATATCAGGGCCAAATCTTCGCCACGAAGACTTAACAAGATTTAACTCTAAAAGCAAGCTAGCCCACTGTTTTGGAGATATGTTAGATACTTTTATATGTACTTCTTTCATACTGTATATATAGGATATTAGATGATCAATGTCAAGTGCCGGTTTTAGGTAAATATGATCCCATTCTTTTCTCGTGTTTATTGCGATTCTTTTTATGACGTCCAGGCCTCTTCTTAAGAGTTCTTTTATGGTAGGTATTAACCCCGTACTTTGGGACTTTTGCCATCTATATTTTCTTCGGGAAGTTTAGTGATGGCAGGTAAATATTTTATACTGCCATTAATGTGTTGTTTGCAATCAGCACCACAATTCATGCATCTATATATTTCAGGACTTAAAGATACAAACATAGTTTCATAAGAACAGGTAGGACATACGCCACCCGTAACTTGTGCCGCTACATCAAGTGCTTTGCCAAAAGGATCGTGTCCGAACATGTTTATCTTTTCTCCTATACTTCTTTTTATCTTTTATAACTTTAGGTGTAAAGAACTTTAAAGCTTTAGCAATAAAGTTTCTTTTTTTAATACGCTGAGTTACCACCTTCTCCTCGCGATTCTGACTCATAACTATCGCTTTCATATCCATGATCCAGAACTTCTACAATTCGTATACGGCCTTGAGTTTGTCCTTTTTCTTCTATGTATTCTACTTTTGCCTTAATATTTGCACCGCATTTAAATTGAATGCGCTCGGGCTCGATCGTACGCATCGCGATCCGCTTGGCCTTGAGGCAGTCGCTCATGGATTTTTGGTATGTGTGCTCGACTAACTCTCCATTCATGAAGAGACAAAGTGCTACGCATATAATTACTTCTTCCATTAGTGAGTACCTCCATTACCAAATTCTCTTTGTTTATCTTTTAATTTTTCCACATCTGATTGTAACTTATCAACAGCTTTTTCTAAAGCTTTTATATTAACTTCATTGTGTAACATACCATCAATTCTTTCCTGTTGCTTGTCAGTTTGTTTATATAATTCTTCGATCAGCATGAACTGCTCTGAATCCGCGGGGTAAGGATCCGAGTAATCCACGAGGCCATTTTATTCTGAACTCTGAATTCATTTCGAGATCCTTCTCCATAATTTGTAGTTTAGTTGCGTGTGTATTTAATTTTTCCTGAATGGTGAAGAAAGCCCAGGTCCCGATCGCGACCAGCGCGATGAGGCTGGCAACCGTCTTCATAGGCATTTGAACTTTAGCTTCTTCTGAAATTGTTAAGGGTTGTTTAGACATTTACTTCCTTGGGAAAATAAGGTGAATAACCTTTATGTTTCGCTTCTTCATCATCTTCACTTAATAAACCTATTACTTCAGGAACATAATGCGTAAGTAATCTTTCTACACCTTCTTGAAGTGTTTTCTTACTCATAGCGCAGCCTGAACAGGCTCCAGCCATCTGTAATCTTACGATACCTTTTTCATAGGAAAGAAAATTAATCTCTCCTCCATGAACTGCTACATTATCTTTTACTTTAGATTCTAAAGTAGCTTTGATATCTTTAATGATGTCTTCTGTGCTTCTGGCTTTACCTAATTCCATTTAATCCTTATGTTTTGTACTTCCCCAAATAATCTTATACTTTAATTTTCCCCCATCGTCACCTGAAGTATGATCTGTAGATTCTGTTATCTCTATGGAATGTCTTGCTCCGTTTTCACAGCCAACTAAAAGAAAAAGAACCAATGCTAGGCCAATTATCAAAGCCTGTATGCCCTTCTCAGTTGTTTTTTTTCTTCTTCTTGCGATTCTTCTTGCCCTTAAAATTTTTAAAGTCCTGAATTTCATTTTCAATCCCCGATACTTTTTCTTTAAGAACTGCAACATCTGACTTAAGACCGACTGTTGTCGTGAGACTCCAGCCAGAGAGTGCGATGAGAATAGCCAAGAGTGCCGCAATAATCCTATCATTCATATTAATTACAATTATCTTTGCTTAGGTCTACTGGTATTTCTTTTGTAAACCAAATCCAAGATGAAAGTTTAGTTCCTTCTTGTGTGTAAGTACATCTAGGTCCTACTGCAACACAGGAAGTAAATGCAAATAGGCATAGTATTAAAAATATTTTTTTCATTATTGACAACTTTCACATTCTCCGGTCTCATCTACTACAAGACCTTCAGATTTTACTTCACGACACTTACAGTTTTGACATGTACATGCTCCATACACATCTCCGTGTTTTTCTGTAGCGCAGTGACAATTACAATTACAATTTTCACACTTCTTCATCTTTTTTCTCAATGTTGTAGAAGTACCTATCGGTATCTTCTGTTTTCCATTTACCTGTGTCTTCCACATTCCAATCTGAAGTTTGAACCTTCCAATCTGGTACTTCGTCCCTTACTGTGAACGAAGGTATATCCCAAAGGATACGATTGTTAGGTTGTGCTGCATAATTTCCATCCTCTAAGGCAAGAATGTGGGCGCACTTATGTTCATGCGATATTTCAGAATGATCTGTGTCGACTATATTACTCTCTGGGTGAGCCCAG